AACAACAGATCAGGGATCAAGAAAAAGAACTGGCCGAACTCAACGAAGTGGTCGAAAACGCCCTCGGAGGGCTAGAAGAGTGCCCGACTTGCGGCGGCACCTTAGATCACGTCCACGCGTAAGCCCTGTTCGTAAGAGAATGGAGCCTTAGCCATGACGAACCTGTTCGACATCGACAAACATACAATTTTCCTGGGACTCACGGGCTCTCACGCCTATGGGATGGCCCGTCCGGACTCGGATGTGGACATCCGTGGCGTCTGTATCCCACCCCGCCGGATTCGAGACAGCCACTACCAGAGCTTCAAGCAGTGGACCCCTAAGTCTCAGGTGGGCGCATGGGGCCCGAACGCTGAGAAGGCCATCGAGAATCTTGCCAAGCACCCCACCGCAGGCCCTTGTTACGAACGGGACGGCCAGGACGCGGATTTGGTCATTTACTCGGTGCACAAGTTCATCAACCACTGCGCGGAGAACAACCCCAGCTTCTTGGAGATTCTGTTCCTCCCCGAAGAGGCTCAAATCTACACGACGCCGCAATGGGAGATTCTCCAGGCGAACCGCAAGATGTTCCTGTCTCTGGAGGCACGTGCCCGGTACGTGGGTTACGCGATGGGGCAGCTCGATCGGATTCGTTCGCATCGTGCATGGTTGCTCAACCCGCCCAAGAAGGAGCCGACCCGAGAGGATTACGGTCTTCCTGGGGAGACGGTCATTCCGGCCGACGTGCGCAACCAGATTGACGAGGCAGCCCAGAAGATCATCCGTGCCTGGGGCGTCGAAGATGGCCTCGACCAGTACATCAAGGGTGCTCCCCAAGATATGCTGCGAAAACGGATGGTGCAGTTCCAAGCAACGGTGATGCGTTGCGAAGAGGCCTTGGTGGATGAGAAAATCTACAAGCTGGCCGCAGCCTCGATCGGGCTGTCGAAGGACGCCTTGTTTGCGATCAAACAGGAGAGGCGTTACCGAGCAGCCCGGAAGAACTGGGAACAGTACCAGAAGTGGAAGAAGGATCGAAACGCGGCACGCGCTGAGCTGGAGGCCAAGTTTGGCTATGACTCGAAACACGCCTCCCATCTCATCCGTCTTTTGCGCACTGGCCTGGAGCTGATGCGTGACGAGGAACTCCGCGTGTGGCGTGGGGATGCCGAGGAACTCATGGCGATTCGTCGTGGGAAGCTGACTTACGACGAACTGATGGAGTCCGCGAACAATTTGAAGGCTGAGATCGTGGAAGCCGTCAAGACGTGCTCTTTCGAAAAGAGCCCGGATCGAGAAAAGATCGATAACCTGCTTTTCACGATTCTCGACTGAGTTTCACGTAACTCACCCCATCGGTGGGTAGAAGTCAGGAGATGATCCGGCTTCTTTGGCGCACCGATGTTCACTGTCGAGATCACACCCCTTCGTCCCGCAAGGACGACTGGGTGGAGACGGTTTGCGGTAAGCTGACGCAAGTCGGAGAACTCGCCACCAAGTATGGCTGCGATGCAGTCATCGACGGTGGCGATTTTTTTGATGACAAGCTCCCCGTGCGGACCTCTCACCGATTGGTGAGTCGTCTGGCACGGATTCATCGCAATTACCCGTGCCCAACCTGGGCCAATATCGGCAACCACGATCTGAGGCTCTCCAAGATCGACAATCTGCCGGAGAACCCTTTGGAGACTCTGTACTCCACAGGGGTCTTCCAGCGGCTCTACGACGAGCATGAGTGCGTCATTGAGAAGGAGGGGTGCAAAGTCCGTATTGTAGGCGTCCCCTACCACGGACCTCGCTACGACCTTGCACGGTTCAAGGAGATCGAGCGCAAAGATGAAGACTGGCTCATCTGCAATGCCCACGTCCTAGCATCTCCCCAAGGTGGCGAGATGTTCAAGAACGAGGACATCCTCAAGTACGACGAGCTGTGTGACCTCAACCCGAACATTGATTGCTGGAATTTCGGACACTGGCATAAGAACCAGGGCATCGCCAAGGTCAAGGGTGACAAATGGGTGGTCAACATCGGCAGCCTCACTCGTGGATCTCTGACGGAAGACAACATCAAGCGCGAGCCCGGTGTGTGCGTCATGGGTTTTTGGCCCAAGGCGAAGGAGACACCCCCTTCCTTGGAGTTCGTGAAAATCAAGATCGGCGATCCGAAGGACGTCTTCGACATGGAAAAACGCGCCAAGGAAGAGGCGCGAGCGATGACGGTCGATGCCTTCGTGGAGTCCGTGAAGCAGGAGCTACAGGCATCCAGTGACAAGTCTTTTGGGGAAATCGTGGAGACGATGGAGATCCCCGCGGAGATCAAAGAGCGCGCCCTTGAGTACATCGAGGCAGCGGCTGAGGGGTAGAGTGTCCAATGGTCCGCTCCAAGGTCCGCAGACTCTACTGGTCACACCTCAAGGCGTATGAGGAGTGCCCACGTAAGTACTTTTGGGGGTACGGGTGGGGCGATATCGATCTGGGTCGTGGTCCCGGTAGAGGTAAGCCTCGTCCGGTCGAGGATTCGAAGCACCACCCGGTCATGGGCATCGTCATCCAGGCCGTCTGGGAAGACTTCTACAACAAGGAGTTGTGGCGCCTTCCCGAGATGCGCGGAGCGTACCTCAAGAGCCAGCTGGTCAAGATGACCAAGGGACACCTGCTCGATGTGCTGCCTCGATTCTACGTGGACTACGACAAGATGTCGTTCGAGGAGATTGAGGAGACCTGTGTCAGCGGTGTGCTCGGATACATCGCCACCATGCGGCACCACAAATTCCTCAGCCCGACCTATGCGAAGAGCGAGGTGGATTTGTCCACGGGACAGATTGCCAACTGGCTCCCTATTGGTGGCCGTGTGGATTTCATCATCAGCCGGCAAGACACGGGCATCACCATCTTGGACGGGAAGAATTCGGCGACCAAGATGAAGTACACCGACCCGGACCAGCTTCGGTGGTACGCCCTGTGCTTCTCTCTGTGTCACCACAAGCTGCCCGATCGTTTGGGCTTTGTCTGGTTCCGTTACCCTTACGATGAGGAGAGCGGTGAGGAGGGGGTCGATTGGGTGGACTTCAATCGACGGGATCTCATTGATCTGGCGGCCCGTGCCAAGAAGGTGCGCCGAGCCCAGGAGAAGGAGCAGTTCGATCCAAAGCCCGTAGCCAAGAACTGCCGTTTTTGCGATTTCGAGTCTGTTTGCGATGCACGCATCGAACAGCGGGCTGCGAACTCTGCGAAGCGCAAACGAAAAAAGAGCCTGCCCGTCGTGGATGACAACGCCCTCGACGGCATCGTGGAATTCGGATTCAACGACTGAGCGTAGAAACCAGGAGGGGTCGTGAGCAACCTAGACGAACAACTAGAAGACGTCATCCAACGCCGCAAAAAAGTCACCGAGACTTTGGAGCGCCTCAAGGGCCGTAAGGAGCAGGCGCAAGCCAATCTTGAAGCGGTCGAAGAAGAATGCCGTGGTCGCAAAATCGATCCCGAGAAGATCGATGACATCATCGAGCAACTTGAGACCAAGTACCGGGACCTTGTCCAGGAGCTGACCAGCGACATCGAAAAAGCCGAGAGCATGATCGAACCCTACGGAGCCAACTCATGAAAATCGAAGTAGCCAAACCCGATCTGGAAGCCGCACTCCAAGTCGCTTCCATCGGTATCTCCAAAAGCATCAACCCTCTTACTTCGCACTTCATCTTCCGCTACCAGCAGGATGACAACTCCATCGAAGTGCTTTCCAACAGCGGTCGCCAAGGGTGTTCGATGCCCTTGCAAGGGGCCAACATTTCCCTGGACGGAGACCACACTATGTTCACCGTCGAGGCGTGGCGTCTCAACAAGTGGATTGCGGCCGTCGAAGACGCTGTGCTCACCCTGGAGTACAAAGACGGCGTCATCAAAGCCACGAGTCCGAAAGGTTCGGTCAAGTTCCAGTCCCTGGATGCTTCCGAGTTCTCGTTCTGGGACAAGTCTTTGTCCGAGGCGACCGAGGGCGTGGGGATCGAGGCCAAGCGTTTCCAAGCAGCTCTGAACCACGTCAAGATGTTCATTGCGGATACGGAGACCACGGCCCCCAAGCTTTCCGTTACTGAGATCACAGACGGTTCCTTGCGCTCTACGGACAAAGGCTCTCTGGCTGAGATTTCCCTTGAGGGGTTCGAGAAAAGCAACCTTCGACTTGGTATCAAAGACCTGGGTCCGGTCATGGCTTTCCTGGGACACTCCAAGAGCGAAGAGGTGACCCTCCGCGAAGGAGACAATGCCTTGTTCGTGGTTCGCCATGACGGCGGTACGTTGACGGTGACCCGTCCGCAGTACCCTTTCCCGGCTGTCGTCATGCCCAGCATGGAGGACCCACAACACTACTGGATTCTTCGTAAGGACCAAGTTGTGTCGGCCATTCAGACGGCCATCGCCTCTGCGGCCCGTGAGGACCATCAGGTGTACTTTAAGCTCGTCAAGGACGGCGTGGTCGGTGTGTCGATGAAAAGCGCCTCAGGGGAGCTTGTGACGCTTCACCTGGAGACTCAAGGGTCTACGGTCCCTGGTGGGGAGGGTGAAGAGGACATCAAGATTTCGGGTGATGGTTCCCGAGAAGATGCCGTGCCGATTCCGGACGACGGTTTCCCGGTCCCCTACCCTTACCTGCTCAAGGTTCTGGGTCAGTGGAAAGGTGACGAGGTCAAGTTCGTCATCACTCCTCGCATCGACCCGGAGACGAAAGCCTACCGAGGGGGTTACGTCCAGTTCGCTGAAAAACGTGGTGAGGACAACTTTCTGAGCCTCATCGTCTGGAGCAGCTGATGAATTCTTTGCTCCCGGAGCTTCCCGATCTCACCGAAGTGCGTGCCAAGGCCAATAAGGCCTTGGGGTCGCGCGACGCTTTGGATGAGCGCATCGCGGAGAATGACAAGACCATCCGGGAGCTGGAGAACGAAGAAGAGCTGCTGAATCTGGTCGGCACACTCATTCGTCGCCTCATCGATGGTGAGGTGACGGATGGGGTCAAGGCTGTCGAGAAGCTTCAGACCGAAGGGCTCCAGGAGATTTTCAACGATCAGGACCTTTCGGTTCGTGCCGAGGTCTCGGAGTCTCGTGGCAAGGTCTGGGTGACGCTCTACACCCAGCGAAAACTGCCGGATGGGACGGTGGTTGAAGGCCTCGCGGACCAGTCTTTCGGCGGTAGTGTGCTGACAATGCAGAGCATCCTCATGCGCGTGACGGTCATCTTCCGTCGAGAGATGCGCCCGATTCTGTTCCTCGATGAGACCTTGGCGGCTCTAGAGGACAAGTATCTGGACCGTGCAGCCCTCTTTTTGTCGAATCTCTGCAAGCAACTCAATCTGGACATCCTGCTCGTGACTCACAACGAAGCACTCATCAACGCAGCGGAGCATGCCTATGTCGTTTCGGACGACGGTGGAAAAGCGAAGTTCCGCAAGCTCAAGAGAGGTCGCAAGTCGTGAAATCCGAAGGCCAGATCAAGCAGAAAATCAAACAGCGGATTTACCGGCACCGCAAGAACTATGTGGAGCAGGGGATGGCTCAAAAGCCTGCCAACTGCCAGAACAACCGAGTCGTCCGCCTTCCTCAGCATACGGGGAACCGGGCGACGATTCGGGTTTGTGCCATCAAAGACAAGGTCTGCGACTCGACTATGGCCGGCGATCCCCAAGCGGAGAGCTGCCCAGATTTCGAGCACTGTCGAACGGCAGAGGATCTCAAGAACGAGTTCAAAGAACGCCTGGGGCTGGATGGGGGTGACGTCAACCTCAACGTCATCACCCGCGATTACCCGGATGTAGCCCTGCTGATGTGGGTGCTAGACGACAACACACAGGACAACACCGATGAACCCTAACCTGCTCGATATCGTTCCTCTAAGTCCCCAGAAGAAGCAAGCGAACACGCTCACTTTGGAGGACATCAACGTCAATCCCGAGCTGGCTCCTTTTCTGGTGTCGAGTACGAGGTCCGTGGCTTTCGTGCCTTTCGCTTCTCACAAGAAGACGATTCGTGCAGGCATTCGTAGTCGTCCTGGAATCGAATCGGAGATGGTTGCCGCGGTGGTCGATGCGGGTTCGGAGTTTGAATGGGGGAACGTCCACCCTCTGACGACGGAAGGCGTCCAGGCCTGCCTGGAGCACGTGTCTTCGTACATCAGTGTCCCTTTGGAGATTATCTGCGCAGCGGATACTGACCTGGAGGGCGTGGAGATTCCTGAGCACATCCAGCAGACCACCGCAAAGTGGCTTCCGAAGGATGCTCTTGTGGTGGTGCCGGCAGACCGGACTTACCTGGGAACCCTGTGGTTGCTGGGCCCCGACCGAGTGGCCGCAGTCATCCACAATGTTAGTCGGGGCATGGCAGTTGCGTGGAGGTAAGCGCGTGGCTTACGAAGGGGCTGGAAGATTCGCCTCTTACTGAAGACGCCGTCGACTATCTCAAGGGTCGAGGGGCGACGGACCGCATCATCGAAGAGTGGGGCATCAAAGTCTGGGACCCTCCCTTGACCCCGTGTCCGGATGAGCGTTTGCATCGCCACTACGGAACGCATTTCGATCGTTTTGAGGGGAAGGCTATCTATCCTCTCCTGAGCCCCAAGGGACGATTTCTGGGTTTCGACAGCCGCCACATCGACCGCAAGGACGACGTCCGTTACCTGCTCCCTGAGAGCCGCTGGAACCCTGTGTGGGTGAACATGCCAGGGGCGATGGATCGCATCTGGAGCGGCAGTGACATCATGGTGGTGGAGGGCCGTTACGACGTGCTCGCTATGATCCAGCTGGCGGAAGCGAGGGGGAGCAAGATCGCTATCCTGGGCTCTGGACCGGCGCACTTGTCGTACAAGCAGATGGGGTTCCTCAAACGCTGGGCTCTGGGCAAGATTTGGATGGCTTACGACAACGACCCGGCTGGTAAGAAAGGCACAGCAGACGCAGTGGAGTTCGCAAAAAAGGCTCGACTGAATCTTCAGCCCATCCGGTACGGTAAGCTATCAGACGATCCTGGCGCCCTTTGGGATCGTGGAGGGGTAGAACTCTTGGACCAGGAGTTCCCGCACTTTTAAGGAAACAAACACATGGTAGAGAAGTGGAAAGCTGGAAAAGACGTCATGGATCAGATGCGGGGCCTCATCGCTCAGTACCACCCACATCTGGCTCTGATCGATAAGGAGATCGTGGTGATGTTCCGCGAGAAGGCGGTCGAGAAATCGGGTCAGGTCATCCCTTGCACGGTCTCCAAGATTTCTCCCGATTTTGAGGTGATGACGGACAAGAAGTTCCCGTACCATTTCAAGATCGAGATTGGTGCCGATGTGTGGAACAACGAGTTCGACAACGCGCAACGTGAGGCTTTGCTGGACCACTGCTTGTGTGCCATGCGGGTCGAAGACGATCCGGAGAAAGGTCGTAAGTATTCCCTGCGTCCGCCGGATTTCGTTGGGTACAAAGAAGAGGTGGAGCGGCACGGGATGTGGCGTCCGATGGATGAGGACACTTTGACGATTATCGAAGAGATGTTCGGGAGCAAGGCAAACGGATAATGAAGGGCCGCGTAGATCCCTATAAAGTCTTGAACGACCGAGACGGTTGCCTGTGCGGTCATGGTGGTCGCAAACACCCGTGGGATTGGAAGGACGACCACAAAGCTGTCACCGTCCCCGTTGACCTCAGCAAGGCCACCTGTGAGACGTGCCGGGATCGATGGCAGAGTCTTGTCCTCGACCGTCAAAACGCGCTCTACGGCGATCCTTACTCGCCTGTCCCGATGGTAGGCGACGCCGCCTAGGCCGCCCGTGTAGAAGGCACAGAGACGTCCCGTGAGCCTCGATACTAAATACCGTCCTTTGCGTTACGCCGATGTGCTCGGCCAGGACGCAACCGTCGAGGTCTGCAAGCAGATCGTGAAGGAGGGCAAAGCCTTCCATCAGAGCTACGTCTTTGCAGGAGCGCACGGAAGTGGCAAGACCACGACCGCCCGTATCTTTGCGCGAGCGATGCTATGCGACGCCCCCGTGGACGGGGAGCCGTGTGACAAATGTCCTTCGTGTTTCGCGGTTTTGAGCGGGGCTTCGGAAGCTTTCCTGGAGGTGGACGCTGCGACGAACTCGGGCAAAGACCATGTGCGCCGCATCATGGAAGAGGCCCAGTTCGGAACGGTCTCGGGGAAGCGTCGCATCTATCTTTGGGACGAGAGCCAGGAGCTGAGCAAGTCTGCCCAGGACGCCATGCTCAAGCCGATGGAGGACAACATCCGTGGCTCACAAGACAGACAGCTCGTCTGCATCTTTGCCACGACCGAACCCAACAAGATGCGCGGCGCGATCATGTCCCGGTGCGCGCCGGCCTTCAAGATCGCAATCAATTCGCCAGAGACGATTGCGAAGCGACTCGCTTTCGTCTGTGAACAAGAAGGGATTGAGCATGACCTTGCGACGCTTTCCCTCATCGCAGAGGTGTCCGAGTGTCACGTCCGCGATTCGATCAAAGCGGTCGAAGGCGTCTCCATGCTGGGGGCCATTAATCGTGAAAATGTGGAGCGCTACCTCCACTTGGACGCGAACACCTTGTACCTGGACGTTCTCGAAAGCCTGGGTGCAGACCTCCCTCGTGCCCTTCAAACGGTTGAGAAGATCAACGAACAGGTGTCTCCGGGAGTGGCTTATCGTCACTTGGCCGACATTTGCATGATGGCCTACAGGCTCGCACACCTGGGGCAAGCATCGGTTCCTTCGTACTGGGACAGGGAGCGACTCCTGCGCGCTGGGGAATTCCACAAGGAATTCCTCGTAGAATTTGCTCAGCGTTTCGCTGGGCGGCCGATGCGTCCGACAACTTCCATGCTGGCCTGTGACGTTGCGGCGCTTCATCAAAAGCGCGCAGGCGTCCAGGTGGTGGCGACGAGTACGGTCCAGGTGTCCGTTCCCGCACATGCCCCTCCGATGGCTCCTGTGGCCCCTCAGCCAGTATCTGAGCCACCAGCACCCTCCCCGGCTCCTGAAGCGCCAGAGACTCCCGAACCTTCGGTGAGCGAGGTGCCTAACCCTGAAACCACCCTTGAGGACCCCACTCCTGTGGAAGCTCCTCAGCCCCCTATCGAGCCATTACCGAAGGCCGAAGAGGTGAAAGTGGTTGAAAGTCAAAACGAAGCGGCGCAAAGCGGTAGTATGCAGTCGGAAGCGCACATCAATGAGATGGGCGTTTACATTAACCCGCAAGCGCAGCAGATGAGTCGAGGCACACCACGACAAAAAGGGAATGGGGTCGGCACTATGACGATCGCATTTTTCACTGAAACACTGCATCGCCGGGTCATTGAGCTGACACAAGAGAGGTCAACCAGTGGCAGATCGGCGAGACGGGACGACGTGGGTAGCTCTTGAGCTAACCCGCCTCGGAGAACAATTAGTCGAAAAAGGCTCCTTTGCCGAGGAGCTTCGCCGCGCATTGGACGTGGAGGAAGAATGGCCTGTTTTCATCCCTGCTCGGGTGTACGAGAAGAACGGGAAACGGATTCCGGTTCATCTCATGGAGGGTTACGCGTTTGTCGCCACTGGGCTTGATGAGGTGCGCTACTTCCGGCTGGAGCAGACCAAGCTTGTAGAACAGGTGATGTCCTCACGTGGCTCACGTGGAATTCGACGTTTAGAGACCATCCACGACGGTCATATCAGCGATCTTCGCAGGCGCCTCAATGAGGAGGTTGCCGCGGACATTATTCCTGGAATGAGAGTACTGGTAACTGACGGAGTTTACAGTAAGCTAGAGGGCGTCGTAAAAGACGTCGAAGGCGACTATGCGGTTGTCTATTTTGAGCTGAGATCCCTCAAAGTGTTTTCCAAGATCCCCAAGGTGTTCTTGGACACGACCGCGTAATTATGGGCAATTGGGCAGACTGTCGAACCGTAGATCCTTCCGAACTCGAAAGCCGGGTTAGCACAGACCACAATCTGGAGTTCCTCCACATGGTCCTTTCCGAGGAACCCAGTGAGGAATCAGCCCGCAATTTAGAGCGGGTTCGTGAAATTATGAGCACGCTCCCAAACCGCGAGGCGGATTTTGTGGAGCTGTATTTTTTCAACCATAAGACACAGACCGACATCGCCCAGATCTTCATGGTTTCGCAGCCAACGGTCTGCTATCGGCTCAAACGAGCTACATCACGTATCCGGTTCGTCCTTTCCCTGCCCGACATCTCGCAAGCCGAACTGGAAGAGGCGCTCAAAGGGTTCCTGTCTGACCCCGAAGACGTCCAGATCATGATGCTGATGTTCGAAACGACTTGCCAGAGCGCGGTAGCGAAGCGACTAGGGGTCACTCAAGGCAAAGTTCGCCACCGGTTCATGCGCTCGACCAAGCGAATGGTGGAGTCCGAAGACCCCGAGATGGCAAAAATCGCGCAGATTTTCCAGACCATCTCCGAGAATTTGAACATCCTACGCGAAGTAGACCGCCCCAAATGGGATGAGAAGGTCTACTTCGTCGTCAATTAGAGGCCGGTTTTCCTCCTATCCAAGCCCGCTGGGTAGGAGTATCTCGATGTCCCGCTTCGGCAAAATTACGGTTTCTGCGGCTCTCCTTGCACCTCTCGTCCTTGGCGGATGCCGCCCTTCAAAGGGTACTGCGAACCCTGAGGACTATTTTCCGCTGATCCAGGTCGCCATGGCCGGAGGCGAGACCGGAGCCATGATTGGTCGAAATGAGGCCATCAAGGCCAAGAACTTCGCCGGTTGCGTTGCGTCAGAAGCGCTCATTTCCGCGTTCGACAGCGCAAACGAGGTCCTTACTGGCCGTTTGAACGACCAGATCGTCATCCCGGCCGTCGAAGTTGACGTTTCGGAGTGCATGGCGCTTCGTGACGCGCCCGCTGAGGAGTCTGAGGACGGTCGAGAGGACGAGGCTGCCGTCACCCATCTGGGAGTCGCCGTGGCCGGCTACGCGCCCGCTGAAGAGGAGGCTCCCGTCGAGGGGCCCGCAGCTGAAGAAACCCCTGCCGAAGAAGAGGCAGCCGAGGAGCCCGCAGCTGAAGAAGCTCCCGCTGAGGAGCCTGCTGAAGAAGCCGCCGAGGAAGAGCCCGCAGAAGAGGAGGCCCCTGCGGTCGAAGCTTCGCTGGAGCTGAGTTCTTCGGATGCTGCTGTTCTTGTGGAGTCGATTGCCGGCATCACGGTGGCAGCGGTCCTGCACTACGCGGTCAAGCTCAAGGGAGCGAACTGCAAGAAAGGCACCGCTGCTCTTGGAGCGATCAACTACGTCAACGGGATGATCAAGCCCGTCGCTGATGAGATTGCCAACCCTGACGGTAAAATCTCAGTTCCTGCTGTCACCATCGACCTCAGTGAATGTAGCGACAGCTAAGACTTCATAAGGAAAGCCATGTCGAATAAACCATCAGCACGCCGGGTCGTCATGACCAAGAAAGTGGCCAGACAATGGCTGCTCAAAAAGGCAAACCCAGAGTACCGCTTTCGAGTGTTCAACCCTCTGGCTAAAGACTATCCCTCTGTGCTCCGTTCTTTCCGTGACGGCAAGTTGAAACTAGCCAACGGCGATGTGGCCCCTATCCCTGACTTGGGAGTGAAGGAAGACTTTGAGAGCTTCACCGTCTGGTCCTCAGACAGGGAAGCTCTGAAGACTTTGGAGCAATGGTTCTCAAAGCGTGGTTTGGAGACGAACTGGATCTGGTGATTGAATGGCGGCCGTTCGAACTCGCATTGAGACTTGCTTCACGTACATGGTGCGGATCGATGATCCGTGCTCGCCGTCGTGGATGTTCACCATTGTCGTGAACCAAGACGGTACTTGTGGAGTACGGGACATCAAGTCCCCGAACGGTCTCCTGTGTGACTCTGCCCTTCAAGTTCCTGGGGAAGTGCTGGACGAGATCAATGCCGCGAAGGCGGATGTGGAGAACATTTTGGCACAGTCGAGCGCAGTCAACGGAACCCTCACCTTCACCGATCAGACGACCCAGTCGATCGTATTTGCTACGCCTTTTGCGAACACCGCTTACCGAGTCTACGTGACTCTCAACGATTTCATCGACTGGCGCATCACCAACAAAACCACAACCGGTTTCGACATCGAACTCAACGTCACTTACACGGGCGAAGTTCAGTACGACGTCTTTGTCTAGGGAGTAGATCATGGCTGTACAACCTCCATTTCGCAGTGATGCCTACGAAGTCGAGAATGCCGACGCTCCCGTTGGTCCTCGACTCATTGAAGCAAGCCTTCTTGATGGCTCCATGCTGTTCACAGACCCCCGCGTTCCTGCTGGGGTTGCCCTGGCAGCATTGGCTGGTCTTCAGCAGCTCAACAACACTGTCGTTGTTTCCCAGACGGGCATCGGAGCGAGCAAGGACATCAACGGTGACCCCATCACGACCATTCAAGCGGGTCTGGATGCCGTTCCCGATAGCGCAGACGTAGATTCTCCCTGGACCGTTTTCGTTGCTCCTGGCCTTTACGTCGAGGATGTCTACCTCCTCAAGGATGGCGTGACCCTGCACGGTCTGGGCACCTGCATTCTTCGCAACGCTTCTGCTGTCAGCACCATTCGAGTCCGACAAGGCGTCTCAACAGTTCCTCGCCGTATCACATTGTCCAAGATGCGCGTGGAGAACGTCTCCCCCGCAGAAGCATGCATCGATATCGGAAGCGCGACTTTTGCTTCGGGCACTCTCACCATCGCGTCCGTCCCCAATATCGGAGACATCGCAGAGGTAGGTGGCGTCAACCTCACGGCCATCGCTAACGGTAGCGTGCCGGCTCCTGGCGAGTTTGAGCTGGGAACCGACGAGGCCACGACCGCTGCGAACTTGGTCACGGCCATCAATGACCCTGTCAATGGCCTGACCTCTGTTGTCGTCGCAACTTCGACGGGCACAGTTGTGACGGTTCGGGCTCTCGATGACGGTGTGGCTGGAAATGCCATCACGATCTCCAGCACGGTTGTTCTGGTGATTGTCCCCTCGGGGCCGACCCTGACGGGTGGTGCTGCGGATTCAGCTGGTTCGACGGTGGGCAACGACCTGATTCAGGTCCTCAACTGCGATCTGGTTCCGACCATGGCGTCTGGGTTCACCTTGCGCGCCAACGCCATCAACAATCTGTATATCGAAGGTGGCAACTGGACAGAGGCTGCGACGGGCACTTCGCTCAGCGTGACCGACTGTGCGGCTTGCAATCTCATCGGCGTAGATACCGAGGCGGTTGTCCTCAACTACGACAACACCAACCCGAACCTGCCTTCTATCGGCACTTCGGCCTACGAGATGAGCAACGTCAACATTCTTGGCGGAGCTGGTCTATTGGCCGGGTACACGGGCGTCGGTAGCCTGACAATGACGGAGTGCACGATCATCGGACCCACGGTTTACAGTGGGTCTGCGGTGGCTCAAAGCCTCACGGCACGTCGCTGCACTCTGGGACCATTGACGGTTGGTGGTCTTGTCCCCACCGTGGTGCTCAGCAACTGCACACGAGGCGCTCTAACGGCTGGTGGTGGCACTGGCACCTTGTCGGAGACGCGGGCATACGGGTCGGCCTCGTTCGTGGCTGCGGCCTCTGTGACGGTTCCTTTCGATCCTCCGCAGCCCAACACCTCGTATCAGGTTCACCTGGAATACGACGGCCCTCCTGCGGCTATCACCGACATCCCGGCAGTCCCTTCGGCAGCCAAGTTGACGACCAGTTTCGACATCACTTTTGGCGCCGCCCAGACCACGACGGTCAACTACACGATCGAACGTGACATCTAGGAGATAATCTATGGCACACGAAGAAGACGAACTCTACGGCGGCCTCACTCTTGGGGCCAAAACGGCATCCTCCCTCGACCTGTATCTACAGGACCGGGAGTCTCAATCGGCGAACCAGGGATTGCGTTCGCTGACCGATCTCGGGCGCGCTGCCAACGCACTTCCGTTGCCGGCAGACGTTGGAACTCGGGTTTCTTTCGTCACAAACATCGGATCGGTTCTTCAGTGGAAAGATCCTCCGAGTGCTGGTGCGGAAGGTACGGTCGTGATGGTGCGAACTGCCGAGGGTGACGCTACAAGCCTACATGGTCTTGTCTTCGTCAAGTTCGATAATGGCCAGTTTCTTCAGGTGGATCCGACCTACCTCCGCAAAGCCTCCGTCAACAATAAAGTGGCCTCTAGCTTTACCCGTCGAGTCGCAAGTCTTGGAGATCTTTCAGGTTTTCTGCGTTGGGGCTCGGATGACAACGAGCTTGTTCACAAAGCCACCCGTGATCTGTGGAGTTTTGATACCAGCGATACAGGCGAATTCGTGATTTCACGTCTGTTTGATGATTCGGGCGAACCTCTCAAAGTCTAGTGTTGCGCGATCTTCGCGTAGGGCTGGGGGTGGTGGTTTTCGCTTTATAGCCTCCCTTTAGCAGGAAGTTGACTGTGTCTACCCCCGATCCAAAGCGTGTTGCGGCTCTCTATGTGGCCGCCAAAGGACGTACGAAGACAGCCGGTGAGGTTGTTTTCAAGAAAGACCGCGGAGACGATGTCGGCTCTTGGGCTTACAACAACATCCCTCCGTCGAAACGTGAAATTCCTGGGGATTTCAATTACAGCCCTCGGCATCAAAAGCCATTGGCAAAAATTCTCCGAGCGACCCTCGCGGCATTGGGCCACACCCTGTCGGGCTACAATCGATTCGCTAAAATCAAGTCGGCTCGAATCTCCCCTGATGGTGCGATGGGCGGTCGCGGGTACATCCAGAAGATCGCCGACATGCGCAAGCAGTACATGAACTGCGTTGAGGCACTCTCGGCTCTGGCGGACACCATCTACGACGAAATCAACGCACCTCACTGGTCTCTCATCTCCCGCCAGGAAGAAGGCGAAGAGAAGGAAGAGGTCAAGGCTCTCATTGGAGACGCCGAGCAAATCCGCAGCGACCCGCAGGAGTGGGCCGAGAAGGAAATGGCGGAGGAGTTCGACAAGGGCGACAAGAAGAAGAAAAAGGACGAGGACGAGGACGAAGAGGAGGAACAGGGGGACATGGTCCTTGAGGTCGTAAGCCCTGAAGACTGGGACTCCTGGGGTGGCGAGACGGAGGCTGAGCAAACCGTTCCTTCGTCCATGAACAAACGAGCCTCTGCAAAAGACGTCCGTCTCAAGCTGGCGACCTCCCGACTCGCTAGCCAATGGCTCGCCAAGAAAGGGCAAAACTGATGTCCAAGAACTCTGAATCGAAACTTCCTGGCGAACTCAATGAGGATTGGGGTTCGAACTACATGATGGACGGCTTCTGGCACGACATGGAGTACGGCCACGGCCTGAAGGAGAACCCTCCTGCTAATCCTATCCCGCAGCCCTCTGAGTCCGGAATGGCTCAACTCCCTGATGGCCTGATGGTCGCTTTGGAGATTGAGGACGAGTCAGCTCCTGAATTTGCAGTCCAACACCAGGACGACGAGGGCGCAATGGACCTGGAAGGTCTGGGCATCGTCGCTGCCACACATGTTACGCTGGAGCCTGCGACCACGGGCATCGTGGATCACTCCTGGTTGTCCAACGCTTTCCAAGATCCCGCTCGTCTTCCGGACCAACCGGTGGATAACGGGATCCCTGAGCTGCAAGAGGCATGGGGCGATCGTACGGATGGCATCACTCGAATCGATCTCTACGACCGCGCTTCGAAGACCTACGAAGAGACTGTTCGCCACTCCCAGGATGACGACGCTCTGCACCGGGAGAAACTCGCCAAGCTCGTTCAGATGGCCATGCGTCGCTCTGCATCGGGTCGTCCGATGGAGCAGATCAAGGCTGAGCTGATTAGCGTTCTGGGCCCGGAGCAGGCTCGCCGTATTGCCAAGTCGGTGCAAGCCATCGACCTGGAGCACGGCTTGACTGGAAATGTGTACGTTCGCGCTTCGGCGTACCCCCGTTTGCAACACGGCAAATGGGCCAAGGAACTCAAGCGCGCGGCAAAGGGTTGTCGTTACCTCGTGGCGGCAGCGGGAGAGGATTGTGAGTCATGTGCAACTGCTTTAAATCTCGTGGTCGTCGCTCATCCCAACGAAATCCCGTGGCAACAAGAACTGGAGCACTACGCCGGTCAGCTTCTGGCATCTCGAAAGGAACCAAAAACCGCAAACCAGCAGGAACCGCGCGAGTACCTGCGAATGTGGTTCTTGGGGGCAAGCCAAAAACCTAAGCTCACCATTGAGCCGACTCGCAACCGACACACCATGCCGGTTGATCGTGTCACTGCCGCAGAGGCCAAGAAGGCCCTCACCGAGTTCACGGTTCCCCATCGTGTCGTCCTGGATATGCAGGAGCGGCACAACAAGAAAGACACGGAGAAAGTCATCAAACGTGTTGGCACGATGGTCGCCGCTCGACTGGTGACTCCTGAAGAGGCCAAGTCCCTTCTGGAGTCCAAGGCTCCTCCCAAAGATATTCTCAAGGCTGCTGCCAAGATTGCCTTGACTGTCAAGAAGGCTACGTACAAAGGACCGGTTCCGGTCATCCCTGGTGAGAACATCTCCAAGGAGGCTGCGTGGGCGGAACTCAATCGCGCTGAGGCCACGTGGAAGAAGAGCCATCAAGCCGTTCGTGACCGCGTCGCTCAAGACAAGATCGCCCAGAAGGTTCGTCTCATCGAAGCCAAGATCAATGGCGGACTGCAAGGACAACGTCTTGCGAGCTTCATCCGTGAGACTTTGACCCGTGAAGAAGCTTTCTTGGCTTCTCCGATGCTCACTCCGATTCTCAAGAAGACCAGCGCTTTGAACCCCAAGGCTGCTGAGACCAAGCAGTACGAGGACGCCAAGTTCACTCGTCACGTTGCTTCTAGCCCGGAGCTGCAAGTCCCCGCTAAGGAGATTCGCAAAGCAGCTCGCTGGGTGCGTCAGCAAATGAGCGAAGGCGTTGCTGGGCCTCAGCTCGATCAACTCGTGCAGCTTCGTCTGGACCGTCGAGTCGCCAAGGCGGGGGCTGAGCAAATCGCTCAAGTCCGCAAGGAGCACGAGGGCGTAGCTGGCCACGTCTACGTTGAGGCTGCTGCTTACGCCAGCGCCGAAGGTACCGCCGGTTGCGAGCAAGGTGCCCTCAAGCACCGGGCCAACCAGCTCAAGCTGGTCAAGGCAATGAACCGCTGTGCTTCTTGTGTCTTCAAGAACGCGGACAATGTCTGCCAGAAGTACAACAAAGAGCTGTTCGATGAGATGTCGCCTGAGCTGAAGAACGAGCTTCAGCGAGTCAATCTCGCCAGCCACTCCATGACGGACCAGGAGTCCACCGCAGCTATGTTTGCGGTAGGTGAGGCAGCCATGAGCGTGGCTGAGGAGTTCGGACTGCACAATGCGGCCCTGGACGACGTCGAGACTGAAGCCCCTGCTCACGAGACCATCGACGGAATCTTCTTTGGAGGCTTTGAGATCTAATGCAGAGTTGGTCCTTCATGCCGGGAGGGTCCTTTCCCTCTTTGGAGAACGCTCGTAAAGAACTGTCTCAGAAAGGTGCTGCCGTGGAGATGTTGCAGTGGCTTTTGGCATGCCTGCGTTCGCAGTACTGGAGTTACCAGGAATCTCACTGGCAAGTCCGAGGGCAGTCTTTTTACGGTGACCACCTTTTGTTCCAACGTCTCTACGGGAGTGTGCAGGATCAGGTGGACACGCTCGCAGAGAAGATGGTGGCGCTGTACGGAGAAAAGGCTGTGGACGGCCTTGATCTGGGAGCCAAGTTTGAAGTCTTTATCCGTCGTTGGGGCGACGCCGATTGTCTGCACAAGCGGGGGTTGCTTTCGGAGACGGATTTCCAAGCCCTATGCAAATGGGTTTACGACAAGCTCACCGCGATGGGTGAGATGAGCCTCGGGATGGATGACTTTCTGATGGCAACTGCCAACGAACACGAGACCAACCAGTACCTCTTGAAGCAGGTACTACGGTCCAAAGAGTCCGCCCGGTTGGCGGCGGATGATTGGGCCGCTCTCAAGGAGGAGTAGCCCATGCCTACGACAGCACAACCCCCGTACGAGCTTCTGGTTGCGAACTTTTCGCGCCCGACTCAAAACTCTTTGCGCGGCTCGGATACGAGTCACATGGCCCCGACCAAGACCCGTACGGGTTTTGTGTTCCAGATGGTTCAGAACCTGGGTTTTGCGACGGATCACGTCAGCAGCACTTACGCTCCTGGTCGTTCTCTAATCACCAAGTCTGTTCCAGCCCGATTGGACCCTTTTGCTCCGAATGATGCTCCGTCCGGGGACGTTGAGGTCATCAGCGATGTCTTTGCAGGGCGTTCTGCAAGCCTGTTCGTGGGTCCTTTTGAGCTTGTCTCAAACCGCGATTTCACAACGGGCGGCGGTGCAGCTGCTACGGCGGCTTCGATTGCGACAGCTATCTCGGCTCTTCCTGGTTACACCGCCACTCCAGCGGGTGCAGTCGTGACGGTAGAAGGTCCTCGGGGACAGTTGGGTCTTCGTTTTGATGCAGAGTATCGGGGCGGTGAACTGAATTTTAGCTTCACGTACCTTCAGGACGAAGGGGTTCTTGGATTTACGCAGCCCGCAAGTCCTTTGGATCCCCCCACTATTCTCCCGGCTGGCACGCCTAACGGAGTCGCACCCTAACTAGGAGGCCTGCATGTCAGCTGCTGAAGACCACGTTGACAATAAGCTCTCTCGCCAGGAGATGATTGATCGCATCCCCCTGGATGCGAAGCGCGTCAAGGTGCGCACGGCCGAAGGCCACATGAAGTACCGGACAGTGAACCCTCAGGAAGAGGACTTCGCTGACCTGCGCGACAGTGATGAGATTCTCCTTTTGAGGGGTCGCCCCATCACGATGAACAAGACGCCGGGACGTAAGAAGAAGTCTGCGCCTCCGACCCCTCCTGAGCCTACGACGCTCGCCAATGCCGAGACGCAGGCTCGGAAGATCGCGTTCATGGACCATGACCCCCTGCTCAAGCAGATTGAGAAGGGTGTCGAGTCGGAGGATGTGCTCCTTCTTGTCATGCGCGGCTTCGCCATGGAGTCCGCATCTTTGGAGTTCGAACGCCTGCAAGCAGAGGCGGATGGTAAAGAGACCAGCGCGATTTCCATCCGTCGCATCAACGCCTTGAAGGCGGTGGTGGATTCGTGGCTCAAGCGTAAAGACCAGCTGTCGGGCAAGACCATTGATATGGCTAGCCCGGCTTTCACACGATTGTTTGCGTTCATGCTGGAGACTTTCCGTGAGGCCATGTTGGCTGGTGGCATTCAGCGTGACCAAGCTGAGACGGTGTTCTCGCAGTTGTCGTCCCGTATGTCTGACGAGACCTGGGAGCTGGAAGCACAGAACAAGATGAAGGGAAGCTAGAGTGGCGAAGAAGAAGGGAGTCGCCGCTAATCTCGCCCGCATTGCTCTCAATGCGGGTCGTAGCTCAGATAACGCCAACGCGGAAACTGAGGCAGCGGACATTATTACCTTCATCCAGGCTCCTTGGGGCCTGGGCGTCAAGCTATTCCCTGTTCAGCGCGTCATCCTGAAGGCCCATTACGGGCTCAAGCTCGATGACGATCCCAATAACACGTTCACGGTCACAGACTGGAAGCGTGAGGAAGCCAAGGAGTTCACCGAAGCAGGCTACCTGCGTTGGCTGTACGACAACAACCGGTGCAACATCAGCGAAGTTGTTCCGGGCCATGAGCGACGCACTCTGATTCTCCCCATCGGGCGCCGTAGCGGCAAATGTGTCGTCGGTAACACTCTTCTTTTGACGAATGAGGGAGTGCGCCGAATTGAGGAGTACGACACCGAACAGTCTTACATCGACCATCCGGACGAGGACCACTATCCCCTGGAGCTTACGGTTGCCCAGGAGGGTAAGAATGCACGGAGCCAGTCTGCCTATTTCTACCGGGGTGGGCATCGAGACATCATCCAAGTAGCGACCTCCTGTGGTTTTGAGATCGCGGGAACCCCTAACCACCGTATCAAGGTGATGGGCTCAGATGGTCTCATTCAGTGGCGCCGTCTTGACGAGCTTGCAGTGGATGACCAAGTAGCTGTCCACCGCAACACAGATCTCTGGGCTTCGGAGTACGTCGACACTACAGCGGCTGCCAAGGCTGCTTCTGAGTCTGGACGGAAACAGCTGGCGTTTCCTGAGAAGCTCGATGAGCAATGGGGACTTCTCCTGGGGATGCTTGTTGGAGACGGGAACTGGCCTGTAAAGAACACGGTCTCCATGACCGTGGAGCACGATGAGATGTGGGAGAAGGCGGAAGCCCTTTTCACGCAACTGCTTGGGGCTCCTTCTCGTGTGATGGATAAGCGCACGAAAAACACAGGGGCTCTTCAATTCTACAGCGTCGCTGCACGTCGTTTCCTTCATGAGCTTGGGTTCGACTGGCACTGTGGGCGCTACGACAAGCGAGTTCCGCACACGATCATGCGGTCCCCACGTCCTGTGGTGCAGGCATTCCTTCGCGGTCTTTTTGAGACCGATGGGGGTGTAGAGTCGGGCGGCAAGACCGTTTCGTTTAGTACGGCGAGTTCCGAGCTAGCACGCGAAGTTCAAGTTCTGCTGTTGAACTTGGGCATCGTCAGTCGTCGCAAAGCCAAGCGCAACGTGAAGATGGATCGTGATTACTATATCGTCACGGTTCGTGGATTGAAATCCCGCACTCTGTTCGCAGAGCGTGTCGGGTTCATGACGCACAAAAAGATGGACCCTTTGTGTGAGTCCATTCGAGTGGCTTCCCGCGAAGGCGGGAATACGGAAACCATCCCTCATCAGCGAAACTGGTGTCGTCAGCTTCTAGAGTCCGTGCCTAAAGGACACAAAACCAGTGGAAAGGGGTGGCAACGTTCCAACCTCCGTAGCTGTTTGGGCAATACGATCAAGCCTTCTGCAAAAGAAGAAATGACCTACCCGCGTTGGGAGAAGACACTCCCCGTTGCTGAGAAGCTTGGTGCAGATCTTGAGATTCTTGAGCATTTTCAGGAACTGACCGAGGCCGACTATTTTTACGATCCTGTCGTAAGCTTGGTGGAGGACGAAGAGGCGGTCTACGACTTGTGTGTTCCGGATGGCGAGAGCTTTGTTGCCAACGGGTTGACGAACCACAATACGATGATCTCTGCGTGCATCGCTGCGTACGAGACCTACAAGCTCATCAACAAGGGCAACCCGCAGAAGTACTACGGCGTTGCTCCTTCGAACCCCATCCGTCTCGTCTCTGTCGCTACCGGTAAGGAGCAGGCAGGTCTTCTGTACGAAGAGGTTTCGCACCACTTTGCGAAATGCCTAGCGGGTGAAACTGAAGTTATCACTGATAAGGGAATTTTGCCGATTGGGGAGCTGGCAGGGACGGAGCAGATTTTGCTCACTGGGGACGGGTCTTGGGTCAAAGCGCCTATTCGATCGTTTGGGCATCAACGCCTGTATGAAGTGCGCCTTAAAAGACAAGGGCGCGAGAAAGTCATCTACGCGACAAAAGACCATCGATGGTTCACGATGGATGCTCGAAAAGCATATCGTGGGAAAGGCTACCAGGAGTTCACAACTGAGGAGCTTCGTCCAGAGAAGCACCGTCTGAAGATGTCATATGGGCGTTCCTGGAAAAACCGGATTAACCCGTCTCCTTTTGGGATCGCGCATGGGTTTACTTTCGGGGATGGATCTACCAAACCGGGGAAACGGAACGCCAACACGGCGAATTTGATCGGGGCAAAAGACCAAGCTCTTCTTCCGTATTTTTCGATGTGCCCGCAAGCTGAGCGGTCTGCGATCAACAGTGTTGAAGTGGCCGCGTTGCCCAATTTCTTCCGGGAACTCCCTGATATCCAGGAGAACAAAGCTTACCTTCTAGGTTGGTTGATGGGGTACTTCGCGGCGGACGGTACTGTGATGAAAGAAGAGGGCATCCTCCTCTATTCCGCAAGTCACCGAAATCTCAAGTTTGCCGAAAGCGTCTGTGCGCTTCTTGGTATTGGGACTTACGACATCCGATATCAAGACCGGATCTCGAATATGACGGGACGTCCTTCTCGGATGTACAGTCTGCGGCTGATGGGTCATACGCTGAATGAGGATTTCTTCCTCATCTCTCACCATCAGGAGAATTATCGGAACACAGGGGCCGCAGAACTCAAAAGGGATGCGACTAAATGGCGTGTGGTTTCTGTGAAAGAAACGGACCGCGTGGAAGAAGTATTCTGCGCGACCGTGGAGGGCCACGGGGATTTCACCCTTGCTGGCAACATCGTCACCGGTAACTGTAACTTCTTCAAGCGGTACACGGCGAACAACACCATGTCGTATGCGCGTTTCCAGACGCCGCACGACATTGATGAGTTTGGTTCGTACTCCGAGAACCCCCAGGCGCGCGCTTCCATCAAGGTGTTCTTCGCAGCCTGTAACGCCAAGAGTCTTCGTGGTCAGGGCAACATCGTCATCATCCTCGATGAGGTTGCCCACTTCTTGGCTCAAGGTGGCAGTTCCGCGGACGAGGTCTTCAGCGCTGTTGCACCGTCGAATGCAGCCTTCACCCCCAAAGACGAGTTTGGTGTCCCCATCGACGGCGTTGAGGAGACGGAGTCTGACGGTCGCATCATCATGATTTCGTCTCCGCTGGGCAAGCAGGGACTGTTCTACAAGAAGTTCTTGCAGGGCATGAGCGGCAGCGAGGCCGCTGAAAACATCCTCTGCGTTCAGGCTCCTACCTGGGAAGTGAACCCCACCGTTCCCGCTTCTTACTTCAAGGAGCACTACGCGTTCGACAAGCGCGTGTTCTTCCAGGAGTTCGGTGCCGAGTTCTCGGACCGTACTCTCGGTTGGCTGGATGATCCCCAGGACTTGTTTGACTGTGTGGACAAGAACCTGCGAGCCAAAACACGTGGTCTTGCTCGTGTCCCCTACTTCGTGGGGTTCGACCTTGGTCTGGTGAAGGATGCCAGTGCAATTGCGATCACCCACATCGATGAGAACCAGCGCATCGTCCTGGATTACATCGGACAGATTCAGGCAGGCCATGGAGAGTTCGAAGGTAAGCCTCGACTCGACTTCGAAGAGATCGCGGCTTGGATTCATCTCCTGTCACGCCGCTTCCACTTCCATCGCGGCCTGTTCGATCAATATGCCGCTATCCCGTTGGAGCAGGCTCTTCACAAGAAGGGTTTGTCCATGTTCGAAGGCAAGCTTTTCACGCCTCGGGAGAAGTCGGATATTTGGGCGAACTTCAAATCGATGATGTGGGACCGCATTGGCGGCAAACCCCGTCTTGCTTTGTACGACATGGACGATCGGATGCGTGCCAAGTATGCCGCTCAAGATGAGATGGCACCGGAGCACTTGCCTTACATCCGACAGATCCTGTCGCTTCAGGCAACCTACCGTTCGCAGTA